CGGAGTTCTCTTGTATATCACTCGACTCAGATGTTTCTTCTACCTTATCAGATGTTTCCATCTCCATAGGGCTTTCAGTTTCTTCAGTAAGAAGTCCTTCTTCTGATTCTACTGTTTCAGTTGGTTCCTCAGTTGTTTCTGTAGGAACATTTTCTACTGGTGCAGATTCTTCTTTGGTCATAAGACCTTTGATTATGTTTCCTGCATCCAATACGTTAGTTGCTTGGCGTTCAGCCATAACAGCCTCCTTTTAAATGTTACACTCCCAAGTGGGTTGGTGTATTCGATTTAAGTCGAATTTTTTTTGAGATCGTTAATTTGCACAGCAGCTAGTTTGCCTGTGTCCATAACGGTACGAAAGTGGTTTTCTACTTTTTCAGTAATGTGATATGCCTGCCATAGGGCTTTACGCACATCATCTTCATTGTGTTTCGTCTGAAATATAGCACTTTGATACTCCACTTTTAAAGTTTCAAATGCTTCTTTAAATAACGGTTCATCAAGCAATAACTTTGCTTTCTCGCCACGTTGTCTTTCAGTCTCTAAATTATTGTTGTTCATTGTTTGGGTTTATCACGTTTTTAGTGATTTGGTCAAGCTCACCTAAAGCAGCTTTCCGTTGTTCCCTAATAGTACGTTGTGCCTGTTCTTGTATTTTACCTTGTTGTACTATTTCTTCTTTTGCTAACATTGCATTGTTACGCAACTCAGTTTCATTTATTTTAGTACCATACTGTAACTCTAATTCTTTTATACGAGTTTCAAACTTCAGAATCATCTCTTGATAATCTTTTTCTAGTTGTTTTATTTTTAGTTCGCTATCAATTTGTTTTCTATAGTTCTCACCTTGAACTTGAAGTTGTGAAACTTTTTCAAACTCTGTAGGTTGTGGTGGCTGAGGTGGCGGCATATTCTGCATACCAATATCAGGATCGGTGAAGAACGAATTAGGATTTTTAAGTCCAGCATTTTCAACAATCTTACTAAGAGTGTTATAAATGTTTCGTAAATTTACCATCGGCCCAGCAGCAGAACCTTGTAGCTCTAGTGCTTTTAATTGAGTTTGAAGTATGTTATTTAAAATAGAAAGTTGTTGGTCTCTTGAACCAGTACCCAATCCAACACTTATAGAAATGTTGCATCGGTTTCTCCATTCCATAGGTCTAAATGGAACAAAGTTATTTCTAATTTTAATAATTCTTTCTTTATCTTGATGTTTAACGATAAGTTCAAACATTTTTAAGAACATATCTTTAACACCAGTCTCAGCAAAGATACGAGCTATAAGCTCTACTCTCATTTGTGCTTGAGATAAAATAGTGTTTACACCAGTTGCAGTCTTATTTAAAGAATCTGCATCCATACCTTGTGAGTATCTAGTAATACCTGTTCGTTGTTCACGTACAGTATCTAAATATTCCAACATAGGAAACGCTTGGTTGTTAATTGTTTGCGTTTGCATTGGCATCATAACCTGACCAGGAGAACCTTTAGTCCTCACAACACCGCCAGGTCTGTTAGTAAGTAGGTCATCTAAATTAACTTGACCATCCATTACAGCAACTCTGTTGTTGTTTGTAAGGTACATATTGTCAAGCAACTGTCTCATTACTGTAGACTTAATTAATTGTAAGTCCTCAGTCATTTCAGAAACAGAACGACCGTAAAATCTGTGTGGAACCATTATAGGTGTAACAGAAACAAAAGGAATACTGTCACACAGTTCATCGTCTAATATTGTGTAGCCTTCAGCACCAGCTAAAGTAATTTTTCTTAACTTGGCAACACCATCGCCTTCTTCATCAAGACGAATGTAACATTCAAAAATAGATATTTCATCTGTACTAGCTTCGCCAGCATCACTGTTATAGTCGTGATCTAGATTTCTATAACGTGTAATTTTTTCTTCATTGTATCTATCTTGTGAGTCAGCAGGTAAACTATAAACTTTATCGCTATCAAATCCAGCTTCTACTAATTGCGTTCTTGTAACTGTAGTTCTGTGTGCAACAAAGTTTGCGTCTTGTATACTTTTAGCTCTACGTTCAATTAAAAATTCTTCTGGTGGTATTGCTTCTATTTTTACTTTACCAAAATCTTCTTCTCTTTCAATAACTACATCATGCAACATAGGTATTGGTGTGTTGTTTATCTGTTCCAACGTCATAGGGTCAACAGGTTGACCAGACTCTTCTATTTGTTTTAGAATATTTTCTTTTTCTTTGATTGCTTTTTCATCTTCGTACTCTGTATGCTCTTTTACTTTTACACCATTTTCATCAAGCAGCATCGTGTATTCATCTTCACTTAGCTTTTCATAAGACTCACGTTCACGTTTTTTTGAGGTGTCCCAATAGATTTTTGCAATACCGTTTTTTTGTATCAGTGCATCTTTAAATAAAGTGTAGAGGGTTATAAAGCCATCGTTATCTTTGTTGAATACGTAGTTTAAATAATCACTAGCTTGTTTTGCAACTTCTTCGTCTTCTGCAGTAACAGGTTCACACTTAACAATTTCATCGCTAGCAGCAAAAGTTCTTAACAGTGTCGGTAAGATAGACTCAATAACATCAGACACATCAGTAGAAACTACTTGTGAACGACCTTCTTGTTCATTACCAAAAGGTTCACCAAAATAATATTCTAATGATTTTTGTCTTTGTTCAGTTATGTCTGAACCAATGTAACCTAAAGATGCTTTTATCTCTGAGCTAACTATTGAGCCGACTTCTATGTCTGTAAGTGCTTTGCCTTTTGCCATGTTAAACTATATACCTTGTATCAATATTTATTTCTCTTGTCCATACACTGACAGTTCCAGGATCAATCGCACAACCGTAACGAAATGCGTCAGCTCCATGTGAACTCCAATCATGTAGAGGTTTGTTTTTAAATGTCTGCATACGATCATCAAACTCTTTTCGGTATTGTCGCAAACATTCAATACCAGCCTTACAGCGGTTACGATCAAACCAACATTGGTCTAATGTATTTCTAACTGCTTCTATTCCATGTTGAACTTCTAACTTAGGACATATATCAAATTGTATTCCTAATTCAGATGCAACCTCTAAACGAGATTTACCAGTTCCTAATTCTCTTGCTACAATATCATGGGGTGCTACGTGCCTTCCATAATTGTAGGCTTTGTCTTTTAACACACCAGCGTAATGTGCAAGAGCTTCACCAGATGTTTCGTAGTAATCTATTAAACGAACTTCTGTGCCTACTCTTTGTGCAAACCATATTGATGTTGAATCTCCGATACCTAAATCCCACCATGTTTCTACGTCTATGTTTTTATCGTATTCAATATCAACAATACGGTTTTCTTTCTCAGCTTTTTGTATTTGCTTACCGTAGTAAGAACCTGATACAGCAGCTTGGAAACTACATTCAAACTCTTGCTCGTATTGATCCTCTGGCATTGTCAGACGAGCTTCTTCTAATTCTTCTTTGCTTATAATATCTGTTTCAGATGCTCTGTATAATACAGCTTTCCAATTACCACCTCTGCGTTTTGCAAGGTCGTATACATCCCAGAACTGATTGTGACCCATGGGTGTTCCAATGAAGATCACATAGCCTAGTTTGTCAGATACAGCAGGTCTTACTACCTCTGTCCATGTACGAGGTGACATAAGTGCAAACTCATCTAAACATACACCATCAAATCCTAATCCCCTGAGTGCATCTGGATTGTCAGAACCAAATATTTGTAACCGTGAACCATTCCACAAGTCTACTTTAAGTTCTGTTTCGTGACGATTGCCTCCTAGTTTCATAAGAGGTTGTGTGTATTCTTTTAAATAGTCAAACGCTACGTTCTTGCCTTGTCGGTATGTCGGTGCAATGTATGCCAACCGTTGATTTGGTTTACCTAAAGCTGTTTTAATTAAGTGATTAATTGCAAAAACAGTTTTGCCAAACCTACGATGACAGCAAATAACATTAAAGCGTTTTAATTTATTGTGTAATTCTTTTTGTAAGGGTCGTGGTTTGTAAGGTATTTCAATCTTCAAACTATTCTTTCCATTTAACTTCTATTTCTACAGGCTCGTCTTTGTCACCTTGTAGTTTTTGGTCTACAGAAGATAACCGTGGGTGTACGAATGGTGCAGCTTTTTCAGCAGCCCACATCTTTTTTTCAGGAGATGTTTTTTTGTCGTTCAATATGTTCAACATATACTGTAAAGGTGTTTTAGTGCCTTTACCCAACATCTTTTCTAATCTTTCGTGCTTTGTTCCTGCGGTGACACCTCTAGGTCTCCCTGCTCCTGGTCTTTTTCCTCCTGCTGGCATTTAAAATAACGATACCAATACAGATAAGATAATAATAACGCCTACACC